GCGTGCCACAGCGAACGCTCCAGCTTCTGAAGGAGGCGCATGGTGCCGCGCTCGGTCTCGGCGGCAATCGCGTTGGACTGGTTGCCAATGAGGCCCACGAGCGAGCCCACATCGGTGACCTCGCGGCGCTCCGCCAGGTACTTGATACGCACATTCTTGCGCTCGTACTCGGAACGGTTGGTCACGCCCGCAGAGCCCTCAGAGATAAAGGCCTCAAGGTCAAGACCGTGGTCATTGATGACCGCGTACTCGTGGAGGGTGTTGGTCACCTGCACCTTGGGGATCGCGGGCCACAGGACCAGCTCCTTCATGGTGTAGGTGGCAGAGGCGAGGGTGTTCTCGATGGACTGAGGGACCAGGGGGCTAAGGCTCCCTGCATCGCCGCCACTAGTGCCCGCGGGGGTCTGATACCCAGCGTTCGCGCTCTTGCGGAGAGCGTTGTTGAGATTCGCAAGGTCCTCGACATTGACGAGGGAGTTGACCTCGGGGATGTTGTACATACTGCTCTCCTATTAACCGTTCACGAGTGAATCAATGGTGCGGGGGTCCGCGCCGCTCTCAAGGAGGGCAACGGCGCTACGGATGCGAGCCTTGCGGGCCGCGTCAAGCTGGGGGTCCTGGAGCATGGTGAGGGACTTACGCATAAGCTCGGCGCGGTCCACCACAGGTGCCACGGGGGCGGAGGGCGTGATAGCCGAGAACGCGGCGCGAGGGGGCACAGGCGCGGCACCGAGAGCGTTGAGGCTCTTGGCCATGCTCACCTGCTCGCCCTTGAGAGCCTTCATCTCAGAGAGCAAGGACTCCATGCCCTTCATAAGAGCGCCCATGCGCTTCTCCATGTCGGCCACGATCTTATCGGTGCCAGCCGCCATGGCTTTCATGGCCTCCTCAAAGCCGTACATGGGGAGCGCCTTCTCCATGTCCTCGTCATCATCCTCCTCAGACATGGAGCCCTCGTCCTCCATGTCCTCGTCCTCGTCCTCGTCCTCGTCCTCAAACAGGCTGACCTGCTTGGAGGACTTGGAGTCCTTGGCCTTGGAATACTCAGAGCCCTCGGGCTCCTTTTTCATCGCCTTGGCGAGAGTGTCCAGCGCCTCGGTCAGCGCGTCCACGCTCACGGCGTCCTCGTGGGACTGCGCCTCAAGGACGCTCTGCTCGGTCTGATCGCTCATGGGGTTCTCCTGTGTCGGGATCTTTTTAATGGTCAAGTATTTTTTATTTATTCGCAACTTTGCGTGCGTGCTCCATCACGGACTTGCACAGCGCGTCCATCTGCGCCTTGCTCATCTCGGGGAACTTAGCCTCAAGCATCGCGCGCACCTGTGCCGCCGTCACGCGCTTCTGCTTGGGTGCAGGTGACGCGGGCGCGGTGGCGCTCGACAGCTTAGGCGCTAGGCTCTGCTCCATGAGCGCACTCAGCGACGCGTCCGCGTCAGGGATAGCGGGTGACTGGTAGCCCGCCGCCGCCGCGCCCATCGAGCGTGCAATCAGCTCAAGGTTCGTGTGCGGGTTCACGGGGGCGCTGGTGATAGCCACATTGAGCACGCGCGCCTTGAGCACCTTCTTGGGGCTCACCGAGTCACGCTGTAACACCTGCCCCTCAATACTGAAACCAAGTGAGCGCGGGGCTCCTGCCTTCTGTATCGCGTACGCGGTCTCGTATATCTCGCGCGCAAGGGGCTTGCTCAAGTAGATCTCGCCCTCCACACGGGTCTTGTGCTCGTCCACAGGCTCCACGCGCGTGGGGTGCCCAAGGACCGCCTGCGGCCCCTGCTGGTGCTCAAAGTTAAACCACCCGTGTTGCAGGAAATAGGACCAATCAAGCCCGTCCTGCGAGATGGACTCGCCCTCAAAGTCCTTGTCATCGGTGGAGCAGATACCACCTATCTTGGCCACCACGGGCGCGTCACCCGCCTCCGCCTTGCTCAAGGTCTCCTCGCTCAGGGTCACAGGTGCCCAGCGTGAAAAGAACTCAAGCCCGCCCTTGCTTGTAGCCTCCTCCACATCCGCCTTGAAGTCATGCTCTTGGAGCCACTTGGCGAACTCCGCCGCGCTCATCTTGGACGAGTCAGCGCGGATGCTCTGCACCTCGCTCTTACCCTCCTTGAGTCCAAGGATCATGGAGAGCCCCGCAGGTGCGCCCTTGGGCGTGAAGCGGCGGAACTCGTCATACAAGCTGGGCTCGGTCTGCCTCGCGGCGTGCTCATTCGGGAACGGCATTTAGGGCTCCTCAGTCTCGGGTAGTCGCTCAAGCGCCCCCGTGGGGGTCACTCTGTATCCATCAGGCACATATAGTGTGTCACACCTGCACTTAGGGTGCATGGGGAACACGGTGGGGAGCCATTGAGCGCGGACCCTCCCCACATTGACCCCGTTGCCCACGAGGTCCGACACAAGGAACACGCGGGGGGCTCCGTTCTCGGTGAACGCGCCCAGGCAATAGTCACACGCTCCGCTCTCAGGTATGCGCGCCACACGCGCCCCCTCCCCTCCAAGCTCAAGCGCCGAGAGTACGCGCCCCTCGTTGTGCGCCGCCTGTAGCTCGGTCTGTGCAATCCTGAGCCAGTTGTGCGCGTATGTGCCCACACGGTCACCAAGCGCACCTGCAAGGGCGCGCGCGTCCCGTGTGGTGGCGAGCGTGTTGGCCAGCTCCTCACGGATGGCTTGGAGCGTGTTTGCGCGCCTCACGGGGTCCACCTCACGCGTTATCTGCTCCCCCTGCCACGCCTCCGCCGCCACACGGGTCAAGTCCTCTGCAAGCTCGTTGCCGAGCCCCCGTGCATACTCGCCAGCACGCGTCACAGCGCGCGCGTACGCGCCCCTCTCCGCCGTGCTCATCCACGCGGGCGCGGTCACCTGTACCGCCCCGCCTTGTGGCGTGGGTACAGGCACCTCCACGGTCACCGTGAGCCCTGGCTCCATCTGCGCCTCTGCCTCGGCGCGTGTGCGCGTGCGTAGGTCCTCCACGCGCGCCTGCACCAACGGGCTCCATTGCTCCATAGTCCAATCGCGCATTGACGCACGCTGGGCAGGTGTCGCGCGGTCCATAATCGCCCCCGCGTGCGCTATGTACTCGTACGGGTCAAGGTTCTCGACCCTCCACCCCTCAATCGCTTGGGGGTCAAGTACGCCTGCCTCCACGAGCTCTTGGACCCTCTCAGGGGGGAGCCCCGCGCGCTCGGCACCAAGGAACTCGACCAAGAACGCGTCATTATGTAAGCGCGTGACGCGCTCCGCCTCTTGCAAAAGCTCAAGCTGGGTCATGGCTTCAACGCCTCAAGGTCACGCTCAAGCGCGAGTACGCGCATCTTGTACAGGTGCTCCAAGCGCCCCGCCATCTCCGTCACAAGGTCCACCTCTCCCCCCCTGTGACCTCGCGCCTTGTGTAGCGCGTCACCGCACTCGTGCTCATGCTCATGCGCCTTGTGGAGCGCGCGCACGCGCGGATGGTCCGCGTCCAACAGGTCATCATCCTGTGTGTACTTGGGGTTCCCTCCCCCGTTGGCCACTTTGAGGAACGCGTTGACGCGCGCGTACGCCCAGCTCTGCCTGTTCTGCGAGGGTCTGTGTGACACGCTAAACGCCCCCGCCCCCCTCCGCCACACGGCCATCAACGCCCCCAGGCTGACCCGTTGCCACGGCTCGCGGGTGTCCTCGTTGTGCTCCTTCACCTTGTCGCGGAGCGCGTCTCGTATCTCCTTTGTGACCTCGATGGACTCGCCGCTCGTGCGCGAGCGCGCGGAGCCCTCGGGGTTGCGTGCGCTCCCTCTCACGCGCTCGTGGGGCTCGGCTGGCGTGTCCGCTCGCTCTTGTGCCTTGCGGAGCCCGTCCTCAAGCGCGGCACGCGCCACATCAAGCGCCGCCTCCGTGATCTTGGCGCGCAGGGTCTCCACGCTCTCACCCTGTAACTCGGCAGGGCTCGCCACAAGCTCAAGTTTCATGCGCGCTCCTCCTTGTCTAAACGCTCCACGATGCCACGCGCCCAGGCGTCACCCGCGTCACCCCCCCACAGGAGCCACGAGATATACGACGCGCTGGTCTTGTCCTCATGGTATCCCCGCTCCTTGTACACGCGGTGCCTGTTAAAGAACGCGGCCATGCGCCTCACCGTGCGCTCGCTCATGCTGTCCCCGTTCGCAAGGTTCACGGCTCGCTGTACCCCGCTCCCGATCCCCTGCGCGCTCGCCTGCTTGTTGCTCAAGCCCCCACGCCCGTGCTCGCGCCTCAGTTCCAAGCCACGCCTCGCCGCGTCACGCACGGACTGAGGCGGCGTGTAGCCCTCGCCACCCTTCAACAGCGCGTCAACAATCGCGGTGAACATTCTCAAAGCTCCACGGACACACGCACGCGGCGTGCTTTGGTCACAGGCTCAAATCCGTCACCCTCGTCCTCCATGTCCTCGCCCTCAAAGCCGGCGCCCTCCTCGGGCTCCTGCTCCACGGGCTCCTGCTCCACGGGCTCCTGCTCCCCCTCACCCATGCTCATGGCGGTGATGTAGGTTTGATTCAAGATAATGTCGCCCCCCTTCTCCAAGGGCTCAAGCCCGTTGGAGGCGCGCACCTCGTTGATTGTCATGTACGAGGACACGCGCTCCTTGTCCGCCTCCAGTTTGCTCTTGGCGTCCTCAGAGTCGAGCCCCACGAACTCAAAAGACAGCTCGGGCGCGATTGGGTGAATAATCCAGCGATTCAGCCACCCTTGCACCTGGCGCAAGAGAGGGCGGAGCCCGCGGTCCTTGCTCGCGAGTATCCTCTGCTCAGGCCCGCCTTGTGAGAGGGAGCTTGTGACGCCCTCACTCCCAAACACGAAGCCAAGCTCCGCGGGGTCAATCTGATAAATGGCGCACGCGATCTTGGTGAGGTAGCCCATCCAAGTGCTGTACCCCATCTCCTCGGCGCTGGAGCCCATGTTCACGCTGGACACCTCCTCGTTGGAGTCGGGGTCAAGTTGCAGGATGGGCGTGCGCTTGGCTTGGTGCGCGCCACTCAGCATCGCGTAAAAGTCACGGCGGAACGCGCGGAACAGTTGCGGGCTCATCTTGGACTTGACCGCCAAAATACTGTTCACATGGATCCCGTTCACGAAGTTTGAAGCGTTGTAAGTCTCCGCGTTTACAAGGTAAGTGACCGTGCGGACAAGCTCCTCAAGCTCAGGGAAGCCGTAGCCGTGCGCGTAGATCCAAGTGCGCGGGCGCCTAATCGCAAACGCCATCGAGTCCGCGTCCCACTCAGCCACCTTCTTGTTGTTTATCACCTGCACGAACGCGCCCTCGCTCCAGTCGCGCCGCCCCTCCTTGCGCTCCTCCGCGCTGGTCGCCGCGCGCCGTATCGTGCTTGCATCCACGGGCACGAAGCCGTTGATCTTGCCGTTGCGCGTCCGCAGTATCTCAAAGCACGCTTGGTCAAAGGTCAACGAGTCACGCAGTATCATGCGCACAAACGCCTCAAAGTCATACGCGCCCCCGTACTTGTAGCCGTCACCACAAGTCTCCAGCCACCGCGTCATCTCGTTTATCTGTGCCTTGAGCGCGTCCGTCATCTCCGCGCTCTTGTCGCGTGGACGCAGGACAAAGCCCGCCGAGAACTTGTCCGCCTGTGGGTTGCAGAACTCCGCCACCTGGTTGATACGCGTCTGAATAATCGAGGACACAACGGGCACGCGCGCCATCTGCGCGAGTACCCCGTAATCAAGACCAAGCGTGCCCTCGTGCGTGGTGTCGCGGAAGCTGTCGCCGTACGCCGCCGTGGAATCCCACGGGTTCAGGTCATGCGCCGTGGGGATCTTGGAGTACTCGCCCACGCTCCCCTTGAGCGCCTTTTGAATGACCTCCTCCGCCTCCACGGCAAGTTGGGCCATCATCTCGTAATAATCGGGTGTCGGGTGCGGTGCCTTCATGTTTTAGACCTCAAAGTCCTCGGGGAGCCAGCGGTACGCGTGCATGATGTACGCCTCGCCCTCTTTGGCAACACGCGCAAAGGGACGCCTACGCCGCACAACGCCCTCACCCCAGCCACCTGTGCCAAGTGTCCCGTGCGCGTTGCCCTCCACGGTCTCCGCGTACCCATCCGTGATACTCAAGCTCGTGCAGAGCGTGATATGTGAGCCCCACTTCTTGGCTCCCTTTTTACCCACAACGAGTACATCCCCCGCGCGCACATCATCAAGTGACACCTTGCGCGGCGTGCCCGAGCAGAACGCGAACAGGCGGTAAGTGGAGGCGCAATGCTTGTGGCGGATCTCGCGCTTTAGTGCCTGGTAGCAGTACGCCATAAACGCGCCACACCACTCAAAGCCCCCAAGCTCCAGCTTCCCCGTGTTCATGTAAGGCGTGTCCTTGGGCCAATCCAAGCCCTCACGGATAAACGCAAATATCCGCAGGGAGCTGTGGGGCTTGCTCTGTTGTGGGTCAAGCGCCGTGTACTTGTCCCCCTTCTTGGCAAGCAAGGTGCCCGTGTCATCCACATACGCGCCCCTCGGTGGCTCCATACAGCCTAAGCTGTGCTCCAAGAGGCCGCGCGCTATCGCCTCGCGCACGCGGGGGGTTGGTGTAGTGCTCATGTGCTCTCCGTGCTTTCGTGTGCCTTAGCTTACCACTCACCCGTGTTTTCTGCGAGATACCTAACAGTTACCCCGTTCCGCGCTAGGTACTCCACCCCCCTCTCATCGTAACTAGACCCCTCGGGCACCACCACAAGCGACACGCCCGCGTGGTGGATGAGGCGCGCGCACCCAAGACACGGCGGCGTGGTCGCCACGAGCGCGCACCCAGCCACGCTCACCCCCTTGTGGAGCGCGTTCATCAGCGCGTTCTGCTCCGCGTGGTGGCACCCCACCTCCGTGCTCGTGCCGCTCTCAATCCCCTGCGTCACACGGTCACAAGTCGCACCCCCACACAGCTCGCCACACGCCCCACGGGGCGGACCATTGAAGCCCGCGCTCACGGGGTTGTTCCGCTCATCCACAATGAACGAGCCCACTTTACCCCGCACACACGGACTCATGCGCGCCAAGAACCGCGCTTGGAGGACCCATTGTGACTGCCACGCCTGTTTCATATCGCCTCCTTTATTTGGTCGCGTGAGGGTTTGGGGTATGGCAGGCTAGGCAGGTTACACATTCGGCGCAAAGCCTTACGGTGCCGCGCAGACCCCGCTATCATTTTCAAGTACCTATACTTCACGCTAGAGGATGGGGATACCGCCCACCCACGAGCGCGCGCCATGTCAGGGGTGATATTAACCCCCATTTGTCGGGAATGGCGCAAGCGTCCGTCCGAATCGGTGTATTTGTACCCTCGGCGCGCGCTCTCTCCCGTATAGGTCCAGCTCATAGCCTGATACACGCCGCCGTGGTGGCCGTATGCGGAGTCGGCGAACGAGACCACCGCGTAAATGGGGGGCATACCCCGACGCGCACGCTCTGCAACAAATACATCAAGTATCAAGGGAATAACCATCGAGAGGCAGAGCCGCGTGTGGGGGGGGCCGCCCCCCCCCCCCCCCCCCCCCCCCCCCCCCCCCCCGCCCGGCCC